GCTGGATGGCTTTAAATGCTGTAAAAGTCGAGGATTCGGCAGGAAACATCAAGGTCGATAAAAGCAAAAGTACAGAAAAGATTGACGGCATTGTTGCATTGATTGAGGCTATCGGTTGCGGCATGACAGAAGGCGAAGATAGCGTGTACGATTCATGCGGACTGACAATAGTATAGGGGAATCAATTGGGATTCTTAAAGAACTTAATGGCAATGTTTTCCGATGAGCCGAAAGCAGAATCCGGTAATTGGACTAACATGGGCGGTGGTGGTAATTCTACATCGACTCTTTCGGGTGTAAAAGTTAATGAAGACAGGGTGAATGGGTTGAGCGCGTACTATGCGTGCCTCCGTGTAGTCTCCGAGGACGTAGGAAAATTACCACTAAACGTCTATAGGAAGACCAAAGGCGGCGGTAAAGAGATAGATACAGACAATCCGATCCAATGGTTACTACATTCAGAGCCTAACAATTTTATGACCTCAATGATTTGGCGAGCTTCTGTAACGGCTAATGCGTTGGGTCACGGAATGGGATACTCGCATATACAACGTAACGCATTAAAAGAGCCTATTGGATTTTTCCCGATTGAATCACAACGGGTCGAAGTCGAAGTCGTCGGCAAAGGATCTATGCAAGAGTTGATCTACAAGGTGAGCAAAGGAACTGGCAAGCCTGACGTAATCAAAGCAAAAGATATGCTTGTAATTCCGAATCTCGGGTCGAACGGTCTTGTAGGGTGGAGCGTGTTAAAAATTGCGGCTCAGTCTCTCGGATTGACAATCGCTGCGCAAGATTTCGGAGCGTCTTTTTTTGGTAATGGTGCGGCACTCAAAGGCGTCTTGACAGTAAATGGAAAACTGAAAGATGATGGTCGTAAGCGATTGCGTAATGGCTGGAATGATTTGTATTCAGGCGTAAATAACAGTTGCAAGACTGCGATACTAGAAGATGGTGCAACCTATTCAGCGTTGACGATACCGCCGAATGACGCGCAATTTTTGGAGACGCGAAACTTTCAGGTCGAAGAGATTGCGCGATGGTTCCGAGTTCCACCGAATAAGATTCAGCATTTATTACACGCCACATTTTCAAACGTCGAGCAAGAGAATTTATCATATACCAATGATACGCTAAAATCGTGGTTGATTAAGTGGGAGCAAGAAATAAATCGAAAGCTCTTTGCTGAATCGAAGGGCGAGGTATTCGCAGAGCATAACATGAATGCTCTGCTTCGAGGGGATCAAGCGGCACGATCTGCGTTCTATACGTCGTTATTTAATCTTGGCTCGTTGTCTCCGAATGAGATACGAGGATTTGAGAATCAGAATCCTATTCCAGACGGCGACAACTATTTTGTACAAATGAATATGACGACATTAGACCGCGCTGTTGCTGGTGAAGTCGCAGGCGAGACGGAAGAAGACACAGTAAATACAGACGTTATTCCGAACGATAACACAGAACCAGAAGAGGAAATGACCGAATGAATCATTATACCGAATCATGTATCGCAATGCATACGGGGATATGGGCAGTCGATCCACAATGGTTATCGTGCCAATTACAGTTGATGCGTGACGGTGCGCTTGCCATCGACATGAAAGCGGCGGCTGTAATGCCAAGTTCTGCAGAATCTACAACAACGCTACTCGATTCAGGTATTGCGGTTATTCCTATTGCTGGCGCAATGGTTAAAGGTAATTCTAAATTCGGCGGGGTGTGTTCAACTGTTCAATGCCGCGTTGATTTGCGCGATGCAATGGAATCGCCAAACGTAATCGGTATTATGCTGCATGTTGATTCTCCAGGTGGCACGGTGTCCGGCATGACATCTCTTCAGGATCAGATTACGGCGGTAAGGAAAGTCAAGCCGATACACACTTTTGTTCCAGACCTTGCGGCGAGTGCTGGATTTTGGGCTGCATCACAATCAGCACATATAACGGCGATGCGTAACGCTTTGATTGGATCCATTGGTGTGTTTACGGTACTTAAAGACACGAGTAAAAAGGCAGAGGCTGAAGGAATCGAGTTTACATTGGTTAAATACGGGGCGCATAAGGGCGGCGCAACGGATGGTGTACCGATTACACAGGATGATATTGACGCATCGCAGACTGTCATTGATACGTTCGGCGCTGCTTTTGTGGATGCGGTAGCAAAAGGGCGTGGAATGACTACCGCGCAAGTTGCTAAATTGGCAACGGGTGACGTATTTTCAGCATCAACAGCAATACAGAACGGATTGATTGATAAGATTGGAAATTTTGAACAGGCACTAAAAATTCTTGAGGGTGCGGCCAATAGTGGACGTACCGCAAAACTCAAGGGTAGGATTTCGAGAAGTCGAAGATAGGAAGGTATTCTATGAAAACACTAGAGGAACAGTATAAAGCACGTCAATCAAAAATGGATGAGCAGGACGCTATTGTGGCACTTGCCATTTCTGAAGACCGAGAGATTACAGCGGAAGAGGAAGTAAGTGCTGACGCTCTCACGGTTGAGATTAAGGAAATTCAGGCGAGTGTTGACAAGCTCGAAAAGATGAAGGCAATTCAGGATTTGGCGGCAAACTCTCGCAAAGAGATCCATACTCCGACACAGGTTATTGACGCGGTAATTAACACCGACGAAGTTGCTGGCAGTGCCGAGAGTTCGCTTGAAAAGATGGCCGCCGAAGCGTTTTCGTTTAGCAATCTGCGATCGTTCAAAGGACCGAATGCAAAGCGCGACGCATTTGCGTTTGGTCATTGTGCATTGGCTGCACTTGGAAATAATAAGTCTAAACAGCTTTGTGCTGATTGGGGCTATGACATTCAAGCGGCTGGAAATGAAGGAACTAACATCGAAGGCGCATTCCTTGTTAATCCTCAGTTCGATAATACTTTCATCGACCTGAAAAACACATACGGCGTTATGCGTCAAGAAGCCATGATGAAGCAGATGAGTTCATCCACTCTCGCCGTAAACGTCCGAGAAGGTGGCCTAAATGGTTATTGGGAAGGCGAGGCAGACTCCGGGGCAGAGTCGAGCAAGACTTGGGGCAAAGTCAATCTTATTGCCAAGAAACTTATGGCGATGTCTGTTTGGTCAAGTGAGTTGAATGAAGACGCGGTCATCTCCATCGGTGACGACCTGGCTAACGAAATCGCTTATGCGTTCTCGTATTCCGAAGACCTTGCCGGATTCATCGGAGACGGAACGTCAACCTATGGCGGGATTACCGGATTGCAAGCTGCTGTTACAGCGGCGACCGCTGGAATCTCCACAGGCGCAAGTGGTACTAATGCAAGTTGGGCCGGGATCGTAATTGCAGATTTCGCCGAAATGGTGCAGAAAGTCCAGTCGTACGCTTTGCCGAATGCAAAGTGGTATTGTTCGCGCCCGTTCAAAGCTGGCGTAATGGATAGACTCGCGTTTGCAGCTGGTGGAAATACGACCGCAGAATGGGCAGCGGGTGCTTTGCCGAATTTCAACGGATATCCTGTTGTTACGTCGGAAGTGTTGCCGACTTCCGCCGATACCGCTGAAGTGGTTTGTTTCTTCGGCGATATGCGACAGGTTGCGATATTTGGTGATCGTCGGAGCAATACTATTGCATTTTCTAACAACACTGTTGTGAATAATATTAGCATGTTTGAGACTGACCAGCTTGCGATTCGTGGGACATCGCGTGTTGATATTAACATCGGGCGCGTAGGCAATACTACTACATCCGGCTCGATGACTGGTCTTTTGACCTCTGCATAATAACCCCTAAAGCCGGGGGACTATGGGTATGTATCCATTCCCCCGGCGCACTTAACCAAAACGAAAGGGAAATCAAATGATTGAATCTCAGAGAGCGATTGACGAAGTTGTCATTGATAATCAGGTTATGACAAGTTCGGCTACAGTAACGGCGAATCTCGATACATCTGGCAGTAGCTATGTGACTATCCGTATTTTGTTGAGCAAAGAGCTTAACACAAACGGCGTTGGCCCGACTATTTCTTTGCTCGGCTCCGACGATACTGTTGTAACAAACTTCGCCACTATCGTAGCAGACAAAGCGGCGGTGACTCTCGTTGCTGCGAAAGAGGTACGTTACGAGATTGATATGCGTGGTAAGAAGAGATATTTGCGTTTGTCTATCTCTACAGGAACTGCAACGAATGATAATATTTCTGTCGGTGCTGTTGCGTCAAAAACTATGAACCATGAAGATCCAAACACAACGACCGAAATGGGTGACGATGTTGTAACTATTGTCTAAATCCGCGCGGTGGTAAGCCTATACAATGCCGGAACGGGTAGGCGATAGAATGGCGAAGGCGGGGCTGATTCTATATTTTTGCATTCTATGGAGATAGGATAAGGGAGAGAGAGAATGGGAGCTAATATTAAACTGAATTTAGGCGGTGGGAATACAGTAATTGATGGATGGATAAACATTGACGCGAAAACAGGCGGTGACGTTTTATCTTTGACAGAGTATCAGGATAACAGCGTCGATGAGGCCAGAGCCTCGCACATACTTGAGCATTTTGGATTTGCGGACGTGTCAAAAGCTTTGTCTGAATGGTACCGAGTTCTTAAGCCTGGTAGCCGTTTGCGCGTAGCGGTTCCAGATATCGGAAAGATTTCACTAAGCTCTAGCCCGCTAAAATTTTATTATATGTATGGTGGGCAGGTTGACGAAAACGATTTCCACAAAACAGGATTTAGTAACGAAACTCTTAGATCAAACATGGAGCAAGCCGGATTTATAGGCGTGACAGAATGGGATGAAGATGGTGTGGGTGATACGGCTTGCAAAGATATTAGCCTACGCATGGAATGTTATAAACCGCAAGAAGAAAAAGCTCAGGATTTTATTGACGTAAAAATTCAAGGCGTAATGAGTCTTCCGCGTCTGGCCTTTACTGATTCATGGGGGTGTATCTATGACGCTCTAAGTCCGTTCCGGATTAAGATGACACGATATACCGGAGCATACTGGGAGCATGGAATACAGAACGTCTTTGAGGATTGCGTTGAAAACGGCGTTGATTGGATTCTATCATTTGACTATGACACGGTTTTCACTTCCGAGCAGCTTGACATAATGCTAGGAGAGTTTGGGAACAATCCGCATATCGACGCACTGTCAGCAATGCAAAGCAAACGCGCACAAGATACACCACTATTGACGGTCAAGGATGATGACGGCGTAAACATGAGCGGCATAAACGTAACAGGCGAACCGTTGCGAGTAAACACTGCACATTTCGGATTGACTTTGATCCGTGTTGACGCGTTGAAGAAAATGGACAAGCCTTGGTTTATGAGTGTGCCTGATTCGTCCGGTGGGTGGCGTGGTGATGATCGAGTAGATGCAGACATTTACTTCTGGAAAAAATGGGAAGCGGTAGGCAATACTGCGTATGTCTCGACTAATGCGCGTATCGGTCATCTTGAAACTCTCGTATCTTCGTTTGATGCAGATATGACTCATAAGATCGAACCGTATAACGATTGGAAAGAATCGAACCATACATAGGGAGAGCAATAGGATGGAAATTGATTACCGCGTAAAGACTGAATTTTCAGGATATAAAGTCGGATTTGTCTTGCACGGACTCGGGCGCGGCGTAGCTGAATTATGGATTCACCGCAATTTAATCGAGCCTGTTGTAGATGTGCCGGAAAACCTTATTGAGAAAGTAACGCATTCAATAGGCAGGAATAAGAAAAGGAAACAAAAACGATGACTATGAATCTAGGTCGAGCATTTAACGCTATGCTGAAATTCGGACGCAACGCGGACATTTCAACCGTCGAAGAAGATATCGCCGTTCAAGGTGGAGTGTATACTTTGCCTTCCGCTGCAATGTCTGCATCGTCCGACGTGTGGGGCGAATTTGATATTGAACTTGTGAAGAAGTAGGGGGAGATATGGCTACAGTAATCGAGTCGGCTCCCGCTGTTGAGCCTGTGAGCCTTGCAGAAGCGAAGTCTCATTTACGAGTTGATATATCAGACGACGATACATATATCACGGCGTTAATTGTTGCGGCACGAATGAGAGCGGAAGCAGAGCAAAACCGTGCATTGATTACGCAAACATGGGATTTGTATTGTGATAGATTCCCCGTGAGCGCGTACAGACCTATTCTAATTCCGTTACCGCCAACACAGTCGATATCGTATATCAAATATTACGATACGGCGGGAACGTTGCAGACGTGGGATGACGCAAACTATCAGACTGATACGGGATCCGTGTTGGCTAGAATCCTCCCAGAGCCTAGTGGATCATGGCCGACGACCGAAACGGACAGGATGAACGCCGTAAACGTCCAATTTATCGCCGGATATGGGGATGCATCCACAGACGTACCACAAGAGACGATAGCGGCAATCCTACTAATTGTGGGCACGTTGTATGAGAATCGCGAAGATGTTGTAGTGGGAACGATTGTGAGCAGATTTCCAAATTACATTTACGATATGTTGCGGCATAACGCTATACCGGAGTTCGCATGAGAGCAGGACGGCTAAGAAATCGCATTCGCATTGAAAACGGAACACAGGGTCTTGATTCCTATGGAGATCCTACAGACGTGACAACATGGGCGATTGATGCGACCGTATGGGGTGGAGTCCGGTATCTGACAGGCAAAGAATTAGAAGATGCTGAACAGATACAGCCTGAAGTTTCTAGCGAAGTCACGCTACGATATAAAAACTTGAATGCAGAGCAACGGCTCTTGATTATGAAAGCGAATACAACACTCGACGGAGCAATATCTACGACAGACGGCACGGCATTGACGGTATCGGAAAGTTTGAATCAATCAGAGTCAACAGAATTCCGAATACTCGTAGGCTCAGAAATTATGATTGTGTCTTCTGTTAGCGGGTTAGATTACACGGTTGAGCGTGGCGCGGATGGAACGACAGCGGCGACACATCTTGACGATGTTGATGTATGGATATTGGCAATCTTCGAGATCCAATCCGTGATTGATATTGACGAACGCGAACGGACAACGATTTGCGCATGTATCGAGAGGCCGTAGTCATGGCAGAAGATTTGCTAAAACAGTTCAACAAGATTGAGCGGAAAGTATTTAAGAAGTTTCCGAAAAAAGTC